CCACGTGGCTTAGCACACGGCGATCAACGCGAACGGACACGCTCCCCTCCGTCGCAAAGAAAGCCGCGAAGCCCTCCGGAACCAACCCCTCGTCCTTTTTTTTTTCGATTTTCAGGCTCTTCAACAGACATCTCCATCTCACCGCCCTGGATTTGTACTGTGTCGAGCCATTCCATCTCCCTAAACCCTCCATCCGCACCTTCCGACCCCATTTCCTTTCCCGCGCCAATTCCGTTTCCCTAGCCATCTTCCAGTCCCACACGGCATCCTTACGCTGTTTTTCCAACTTTTCTTTTTTCCTTTCCTGCGGAAGTCGAACGCCGAAACGGCGCCACGAGTTATAGACCGACAGAAGGCTCCTGAGCTTTTCAGTTGGAATGTACTTGACGGCGGCGGGAGGGCTAGTGAGAGGTTCGGCGAAAAGGGAGGTGGGCTCCGGCCAAGAGTTCTCGTTCCGTGAGACGCGGCATATCTCTTCGAATTGTCGGTACTTCGCTATTAGCGGCATCCAGGTTGAACCCCGGAATCCTGCGAAGTAGAACGAACGTCCGACATTAGAGAGTAACTGCCACGCCCTCGAAACTAAGACCGTCTTTGCCCTAGTCCTCATCTTCCCGCTCGGCATAACCTCCACCACATCCGCACATGTCTTTCCTAAACCACTTACTTCTCCGAGAACCAACTGCGCCGGTCGAACAAATGGCGCCACGACGAATTTCCTCCACGTACTAGAAAAATAAAAAAGCGTACTATTAACGTTCAACCACGTGGCCGACACACCGGTCTTAACGGGATTTAAGATGGAAGGAGTGAGGCGCCCCCGAGAAAAGAAACCCTGTACGTCATCGCTTCGCAGCAATGCGTCATCACCGTTCACAAGGCATGCATCGTATCGACTGGGATTAATCATCCCCAGGTCGACGTCCAGTGACCAAAGAACGAAAGCGAACGTCTGTACGCACAACAGGGGAAAAGACAAGAGGGCACCCATCTGCTGACCGTTTCCGATCTCGACGAGTTCCATTTCTTCTCCCACGATAGTCGCGCGCAAACTTCTCATTGCGCTTTCCTTTATTTCCTTCGGTACCGTCGTCGCCCGGTTCAGTGCCACCCCCAGGATTCTTTCCGCTACATTGAGCGATAGGTTATCCGTAGAGGCGGTGAAATCGACCGACACGAACTCGCCCTCCCGGCTCAGCAATTGCAGCAACCGCTCAGCAGTTGGCTTCCCCCTCAGCAGCCAGGGCATTGACGAGAGATAGTCGTACATGGTTTTGTGCAACGGTCTCAGGTACTCGAACGTTTCACTCATTTTAGTAAGTGGTCTCACCTTTCCCTTTGTAGGTACTTTGGCGAATCCGCCCACCGCATCGAGGCTCGCGTCTTTCCCTTCCAAAACCGCGTCCAACCACTGGACCTGTCCCTTCTTGCCCACCCCGGCCATGGGGCCCCACCCTTTCCTACCCCGTTCAAAACAAGCGTTGTCGCTGACAACGGAAGAAAAGCACCTTGCCTGATACCCGCGATCCCAACCTTTCTTAAACAATCTCGTGGCGAGATCCGAACAGAATCCGAGGTACTCCGGACTTACGACGTCCGGCCTGGAAACATTATTCTTAAAGGATTGCCACTTGAAAGTTGAAAGGTAACAGTCGCAGGGGTCAAGGAAGGATTTAGAAATCAACGAAAGAGAAAAGAAAAAAGAACGTCGGACCCGAATAGAGGGCCGGTAAGAAAAAAAAACGAGAGGTGGGCATGGACTGGAGGTCCTTGGCCCACGAGTTGAGTTGGGTCCAAAACGACTTGCCAAATCTAGGGAGTTCCGGTTTTTCAACCGTACAACCGAAAATGGCATTGAAGTCGTCCAAGACCCGTTGGAGCCGCCTGGCCTGTGCGACAGCACGGAGGCGGCATTGTCGGAAGGTCTCACAACCGCTGGCCCCTTTCGGGGTTGGGCTGTTACGTGGGACCGTCGACGCGCAAGCAGGGCGACATTCCTTGTGGATCAGCTGTGAAAAGCTCATATCCTCGAACAAGGTGTCACCGAT